GTGGTATGAACTGGAAAATGGATCAAAACGTTGTTTCACAACAATTTGGTTCATACGCTTCAGCAGTATTATCATGCAACGTAACAACAGCAACAGGTTTCTTGACAAGTGGTTGGGCGCAAAGCTCAAACATCACTATTGCAGCTACATCTGCAGCTAGTGCTTCATTAAACCAAGGTGATGTTATTACTATTGCTGGTGTATATGCAGTTAACCCACAAAACCGTCAAGCTTATGGTTCTAACAAGCTCCGTAACTTTGTTGTTAATTCACCTGTAACTATCAGTTCATCTGGTTCAGCTACTGTAAACGTTTCACCAGCAGTTATTACTGCAGGTCAATTCCAAAACGTATCAGTAACTTCAACTGGTTCACAAACAGTTACACCATTTAACAATACTGGCGCTGTTTCACCACAAAACATCATTATGCACAGAAATGCGTTCACTTTAGCAGTAGCTGATCTTGAGTTACCTGACGGTGTTCACTTTGCAGGTCGTGCAAGTGATAAGGAAATTGGTCTTTCAATGCGTGTTGTTCGTCAATACACAATTAACAATGACTCAATTCCTACACGTCTTGATGTTCTATACGGTTGGGCGCCACTCTACCCAGAGTTAGCTTGCCGAGTAGCAGCTTAAGTAATTTAACGGACAGGGGGGAGTAAAATCCCCTCTAATTAGAAAACAAAAAAAAGGAAAATTTATTATGGCGAATCCAGGCCCAGCAACCACCGTTGCAGCTCACCCATCCCAACTAGGCACTAATCAAGCTAACCGCTTATTAGCTATCTACAAAGGTTTAAGCACAGCTGCAGCACAAGACTTTAACCTTCCTATTATCAATTCAACTACATATTCTGTTCAACAAATTGTAGTTGCAAATGCTAATAACGCAGGCGCAAGTGCAGACGTTCACACAGTAGTATTTGGTTTATATACTGCTCCATCACAAGGTGGAACAGCTATTTACACAGCGGCAGCTTTAACAGGCGTTACAGGCAACACAGTAACTGATGTTATCAGCCCAACTACAACTGCAGCACAAACTGCTCAAAACCTTTATGTAAACATTTCAACACCATTTGTTACAGCAACTGTTGATGTTTATGTATTTGGTTACGACTTAAGCTAGTAAACAATGTTTTAAAGAGAGAAAGCCATTTTTCAAGATGGCTTTTTCTTTATTTATAGTATAATTAACCAATCTAGTTTCTAGATTTCTTTGCAAAGGAAAAATCATGTCATCAACAACAGTTACTCGTGGAAATTCACACGAAACGTTTTATATATCAGCTTCATTAGCTCCAAGCGCTGTATCTTCAACATCATCTAACCAAACATTTACTGTAGCTGGTTTACAAACAACAGATATTATAATTCCTGTTGGTTATGTAGGCACACAAACAGCAGGTATTGCTTATGCTGAAGCAGAATGTTCTGCAGCTAATACACTTCAAATTCAATTTATTAATACATCAGGTTCTAGTGCAACTCCTGCTACTGGTAACTATGTATTACAAATTGTAAGAGCTGAAGGTCCATTACCTACTAACGCAGCTTAAGGATAAATCATGGCAAATACTTCAGTAATCCGTTTAGCTGGCCCTACAACGACATTAACTGTAACAACAAGCGAACATAGCTCTGTTACTATTAATGATTCGACTAACGACCAAGTAAACTACGCATCATTTTTAAATGCTGGCGCTTATCCATGTGCTATTAAGTTTACACCAGGCACAGCAACTGCTGCGGCTAATGCAGTATTTGCTACTGATGGAAACACAGGTGATTTTGTATTACCAGCTTTAATGGAAACTCCAATTGTTTTAGCAGTTCCAACAACACCTTTTTACTTAACAGCAATTGCGTCAGGCGGAACAACAGCTTTATACGTTACACCAGTAGCTGACCAATCTTAATAAGGAAGTAATATGAGTAACCCTGCTTTAACAACAGATCAAAATTTATTGCCTGTTCAGGCTTATTTTAATGTTGACGGTTCATTTAATACGTTTATAGGGCAGGGCCAACCATTTTATGCAACAGCAAATCCAAGTCAGTCTAATGTAAACATTACAAACAGCACAATTAATAGCACGACTATTGGTGCATTAGTCCCATCTACAGGTGTTTTTACCGATATAAAGACAACAACAGGTTCAATTACAACAACACCTTCTGCGGCTACAGATATTGCTAATAAACAATATGTAGATTACGCATTATTAGGTCTTTCATGGAAAGAACCAGCAAAAGCAGCCACAACTACTAACATTACGCTATCAGGCGCACAAACAATTGACACAGTTTCAGTTGTTGCAGGTGATATAGTTTTAGTTAAAAACCAAACAAATGCAGCACAAAATGGTATTTATCAAGTTCAAACAGGCGCATGGACTTACGCTACAGGTTCTACAACATGGGCGCAATATGTAGGTGCAGTTATTTACATTGTAGCTGGCGGTCAAGCAACTTCTGCGTTCTATACAACAGCGCAACCAGGTGGCACATTAGGCACAACAGCAATGAATTGGTATAACTTATCATTTTCATCAAGCTATACCGCAGGAACAGGCCTAACATTATCAGGAACACAGTTTTCTATTACAAATACTGCTGTATCAGCAGGTTCTTATGGATCAGCTTCAACAGTTCCAACTTATACAGTAAACGCACAAGGTCAATTAACTGCTGCGTCTAATACAACAATAGCAATTGCCAATACCCAAGTGTCAGGATTAGGCACTTTAAGCACTCAAAACGCATCTTCTGTAGCGATTACAGGTGGAACTATCAATGGAACGTCAATTGGCGCTTCTAGCACCTCTACAGGCGCTTTTACGACCCTTTCTGGCACAACTATTACTGCTTCAACACAATTTAGTGGCCCAGGCACAGGTTTAACAGGAACTGCAACATCTTTAAATATTGGTGGAAATGCTGCAACAGCTACAACCGCTTCAACAGCTACTTCTGCTACAACTGCAACCAACCTTGCAGGTGGTGCAAATGGCTCAATTCCTTACCAAACAGGTAGCGGTGCTACAACATTTTTAGGTATTGGCTCAACAGGTCAATTTTTAACCATTTCAGGCGGTGTTCCAACATGGGGTTCAATATCTAGCTCAACAGTATCATCATTTAGTGCTGGAACAACAGGATTTACACCTTCATCTGCTACCACAGGAGCTATTACTCTTTCAGGCACATTAAATGTAGCCAATGGCGGAACAGGCGTTACTTCATCAAGTGGTGCTAATTCAGTTGTATTAAGAGATGCAAATGGAAACGTAACTACTAATTGTTTATTTGAAGGTTATGTTAATCAGGCTGCTTCAGGAACAACAATTACATTAACTGCAAGCACAGCACAAAATTATGCTATTAATGGTTCAGGTGGTCAAACTATCCAATTACCAAATGCAACCACATTACCTAATGGTGCATTATTTACATTTAATAACAATCAATCATCAGGCACTATTGTTATTCAAAATAATTCTGCTACAACAATTGCAACTGTTCAATCAGGTTCTTATATTACTGTAGTTTTATTAAACAATTCATCTGCGGCAGGCACATGGGATTTTCATAATTCACCACCAGCAAATGCAAGTTGGTCTACAAATACACTATCATGGGCTGGAAGTTATACAAATGGCACATGGAATGGTAATGTTATTGGATTAGCTTATGGTGGAACAAATGCTAACTTAACTGCTGTAGCAGGTGGAGCTGTTTATTCATCAGGATCAGCATTAGGTATTACTGCGGCAGGAACATCAGGTCAAGTATTAACTTCTAATGGCGCATCTGCACCAACATGGCAAAATAACTCTGCAACAGTATCTATTACAGACGATACTTCAACAAATGCTACTCGTTACCCATTATTTTCATCTATTACAACAGGTAGCATTACAACTGAATATACAAGCTCTACTAAATTTCAATTTAATCCAAGCACAGGCACATTAACTACAACTAATTTATCTACAGGCGCATTAACAGCTACAGGAACAACAACTTTAGCCACATCTTTAACAGGTTTAGCTAAATTAACTTCAGGTGTAGTATCTACTGCAACTGCTGGAACAGACTATGTAGCGCCAGGAACTGCAACAACATTTACAGCAACTCAAACATTTAACGGATCATCTAGTGTATTAGCTGCGGTATTTGCAAACGCAGCAGAAACAACAACTATATCTGCTACTGCTGCAACAGGCACAATTAACTATGATGTAACTACTCAATCAGTTATTTACTACACATCTAATGCGTCAGCTAATTGGACTGTAAACTTTAGAGCATCAAGTGGCACATCTTTAAATACAGCTATGTCAACAGGTCAATCTGTAACAGTTGTATTCTTGGTAACTCAAGGTTCAACAGCTTACTATAACAACGCAATCACAATTGATGGCACATCATTTACACCTAAATATCAAGGTGGCACAGCACCAACATCAGGTAACGCTTCAAGTATAGATGCTTACTCATACACAATTGTTAAAACAGGTTCAGCCGCTTTCACAGTATTTGCAGCACAAACACAATTTAAGTAGGAATAGTTAATGTCACTATTATCAAGACTAGCCGTTCAATCAGCAAGAGCCTATGGCTTACTTACAGCCGGTAAATCTACCAATGTAGGTGCTACTTATCTTTCTGTAGCTGGAGGTGGTGGCGGTGGTAGTTTTGGTGGTGGTGGTGCAGGTGGATATTTAACTTCCACATTTACATTATCTACACTTACAACATATACTGTTACTGTTGGTGGTGGCGGCACAGGAAGTGCAACATCAATAGGAACAAATGGAGTTAATTCTTCTATTTCAGGAACAGGACTTACAACTGTAACTTCTATAGGTGGCGGAGGTGGTGGTGGATTTGCAGCCAC